CCAGTTTGAATGGCGGGAAATCCAGCCCCATGCCGTCAGGCCAGCGCCCCGCAATCAGATTTTGAGCGACCTGCACTTTAAGCCCGGCTTCGTCGCTGGCGTCGGTGACCTCGAAATACTGGCACACAGCGCCCGCTTCGCTTGATGCGCCGCTTGCGCTTGGTGCGACATTAATCACCGTGCCTCCAGCCCCGCGCAAAAACGTGCCTCCAGTCACCGCGGTCAGCAGTGAGCTTTTGACTAGGTCGATCAGTTGATTAAACGCCGACGGCGACACCGGCGTGCCACGTTGTTGATAAGGAATCACGCGTAAAGGTAAATGTCCCAGGACGAGTTTGCGGACGACGACATGTACTCGTAGGTGGTTCGGAATTGGTCGCCTTCCTGTTGTGATCTAATGCCTGACAGCAAAAAGTTTGCTCCTGCTGGTGGTGTAAATCCCGCAGGCCAGCCGCCTTCCCAGACATCAATTCTGCCGAGCATAGACATGTCTGGCGCTCCAGCTTCAAGCACCGTAACTCTAACGGTGCAACGTCCAACGTAATACGACTCAACGCCTCGTTTTATAAACGTGTAAAACTTGGCAAATGCTGGGTTGGTTTCCGCAGCAGGTTGCCAGAGGTTCAGCTGGTTTTCTGGCGTCGCGCCTGTGCCCTTGCCGCGCAAAAATGCGTCGTTGGGATTCTTTTTGTACGTTGCCCACAAGCCTTTTAAGTAGTCGGATATTTCGTCGGGTCCTGAGTTAAAATACGGATGCGTCTCAAGCGGCTCGGTGCCAATGCTGCCGTCAAAGGAAAACTGCGGCTCGCCCTGGCTGATGAGGAACTCTTCGACCAGTGTGTAAACGCCATCGGTCTGGTCCTGTCGGTAGCTTCTGGCGTCCGGGTTAATTTCGATTTCTCCCTCAAGGCTCTGCTGCGTGATGGTCTGCATCACACAGCGGTCAATCCCCATTGACTGCTCAATTTTGACTTGTGTCGCCATAAATTAAATGACTCCCAGCTGAGGTGTTACGTTGCCCAGAAACGGGTTTTGTATTGGCTGTGCGGCCTGTAAAAACCGGTCAATGCTGTCAGCAATGCGCCGCTGTACTGCCAGCTGGTCGCGCTGGACGTTGATGCCTTGGTCACCGCCCCAAACTGCCGAGCCGATTGCGCCGACCTTTGCCATGCTGGTCGCAATAAGCGGCGCGGCTGCGGACATAACGCCTTTACTGGCAATATCCATCCCTGTCGGCGCTGCTTCCGGCGTTGCGTATTTTTTGCGAGCCTCGGCTCGTTTCTTTTCGATGTCGGCAATGATGTCGTCAAAAAATCCCGTTTTTGGCGCAGGTTTTTCTGCCGTCTTTGTGGCCTCCGAAAGAGACACTCCAGTGCCTCCCATGCCCATGCCTCCCATGCCCATAAACGCCTGCCCGCCATAAGTTGACTGCGTTTTTGCAAGTTTTTCGCTGATTTCAAAAAACGGTCGGATTTTGTCAATCAATCGCCCAATCAGTTCGATGGAAATTGCAATCCCGTCGCCAAGACTTTTCCCGACTTCGCTCAAGTCGATTTTGGCCAGCCGATCCATGGCGTCCATCATTTGCGGAATCGTTTCGCTGGCGATGCCCACAAAAAAGCCGTGCACCTTGCTGCCCGTCAGTCCCAAAATGTCACTTGCCCGCGCAAAAACACCTGCGTTTTGCAGCAGCATGTCGCTTTGTTTACCGAGGACAGCGCGGACCTCGTCCATGCCACTTGCATTTTGCAACAGCATTTCGTTTTGAGCGTCGAGTTGGGTGCTTGTGTCTTGGATCGCAGTCGAAGCAAACACCGAAAGCAGCTTGGCACCAGCCTTCCCGAAAATGTCCATTGCCGCCGCGGATCGCGCTGCCGGGTTTTGTATTTTTGAAATGGCCTCGCCAACCTTCATTAGCTGCTCATCGGCAGTCAGCCCTTGAATGTCGGCAATGTTAATGCCCATGCGCGCAAACTTTAGCGCGGCCTCGTCGCTGCCGCTGGCGGCGTCCGCAATGGAGCGCTGCAGCTTGGCAATGACCGGCTGCAACTGGTCGGCTTTCATGCCGTTGAGGTCAAATGCCATCTGTAATTCCAGCAGTTTGTCAATGGCGACGCCGGTCTGCGCGTTGAGGTCCACCAAGTCGTCGCCGAGTTGCAGCGCGTCCCGGAGTCCGTCCGCGGCAAAGGTCACGGCCCTGATGACTCCCTGCAGCGTCAAAAACTGCCCCATCGCTTGCATAATCCCAGCGGCGATGAAATTGCCTCCCATCGCAGTTTGGATGGTGCTGCCAAGCCCGCGCATGGCTTGGTTCGCTTGGTTGACACCTGCAACAAAGCGACTGGTGTCTGCCGCGATTGTGATCGTGTTCGCCATAATTATCTCCCGAAAACATCCTCCCGGCGCAAAACGCCGTCGCTGATTGCGGAAATCAAACTTGCACGCATTGCTCTCGCTTGCTCATCAAACGCTTTGTCAAGCGAGCGCTGGATTGCTCCAGCATCGCTGTGCCGGTTGGCGTTGCGCGCTGTAAACTGGATTAGCGTTGGCTCCACTCTGAGCACCATGCTGCCGCTGTTTCGCGCTTTCCACCTGGCAATCCAATCGGGGTATCGCACTCCGAGCCGGTCAGCTGCCGCGCACCAGCCCGCAGCTGTTGCTCCAATGGTTCGGGACAAAATAATCACCGCCTGCTTTCGCTTTTCTCTGGTCGTGTGAAACTTTTGAGTACTGGCAGGCCACTGCTTATTCGGCCTCTGGTATTGTTTGACATAGGCCACAACGCGTTGCGCAGGCTGATCCAACTCCTCCAGAATTGCCGTCAGCTGCGCTCGTTTGTTTTCGTCGCGTGCACGCTCTAATGAGCGCTCAATGACGCCGCGGTTTTTGATGATCGTCGCCAATTTTAACGTGCGCTCAATCGCCTTTTGTGACGCCCGGTAGCCTTTGGGAAACTTGGCAGTTTTGTCCTGGCGTATTTTCCCACTCATCGGAGGCGTGTACGCAAAAGCTACCTGCACAAGCATTTTGGCCTGTTCTCGGACAACTGCCTCGGTGGTGCGCCGTGTGATCTGAATCGAGCGTGCCAAATATCGGGCAAACCGTTCGGAATAATACCCAGCGTTGGTAGTGATGACGATTTCGTTACTCATCATCATCGTCCTCCACCGTTCCCCGCGCCGGAAACAGGCTTTCCAGCGGTTTTTGCGTGCGCCGGATAGTCCATGCCCCGTTGCCCCATATCGCGGCGTGATACACGCGCAAAAGCTGCGCCAGCGGTGCCCTGCGTTGTATGTGGTCCTGTGTCCATCCTGTTTCGCGCGCCAGTACCAGCAGGAATGACTCCTCCCAGCCTGGCGCTGTTAGTTTTTTGGTGCGTCCTCCCGCGTTGCGCCGGGTTGTGGCAGCACCTCTACTCGCCCCGCCTCTACGGCCTCGGCTTGCAGCCTGCACCACTCAGCGACCGGCTTTGCCAGCGCCAGTGGGAACGCCCGCGTAAACGCCTTAATCGAGGCCAGCGCCGTGCCGTCGCTGATTGCCTGCTCGACCTCTTCCGGTTCGCGCGACTGCAGCCACGCGCACGCAATCACCTGCTCTTGGTCTGACAGTTTGCCGAGGTCCAACTCAGCAATAGCAATCTGCGTCGTCAGCGTCCACGGCCTCAGCTCAAGCGGCCCGACTTGTGTCGGTTTGAGGAAAAACGGATTCATATAAAGCGCGCTTGGAACTCCTGCTTGAGCCATTCCGGCGAGTCTGGGTAAACCACGCCAAACGAACGACTATTGCCTCGCGCAATGCCAACTGCGGCAGACTTGGCAAACCGCTTGAGGTCCCGGCTATTGTCGCGAAAAGCCCGCATCCAGCTGATATCGGAGTCGGGATGCGCTTTGCACCACTCAAGGTCCTCAAAGCGCTTACGGAACTCGTCAAACTCAAGATCTGAGCCGTCAATCTTGGCTTGCACGTCGCAGTTAACTATCCAGCGGACATGCAGTTTGCCGTCCTCGTCCGTAAATTGCTGGAAGCCCCCACGCTTAACCAAAGCGCCACCGGAAGTAATCCATGCGGCGATAAGGTCGGTGTTGAAGCTCTTTCCCGGTTGTTCGTTGTCCTCTAATAATCGGAGGCGCATGTTATGTGGTTATGCTGCGTTGGTGTAGACGGTTGCCGTTGCTGACCAGCCGCGAAAATCGTCGTTTTTGGAGTCGAGAGATACGTTGGTCCAGATGCCTTTGCCGCTCACAACGCCGGGCATCCCCGAGGTGCTGCCGAGCGTGAATGGGCAGGAGTCGCCTTTGCCCTTAACGCTGACGGTGTAGGACGAGTCAAATGTGCGAGCCTCGGAATGTTGGCCGGCGCTGTTGATAAGCTGCTTAAACTCAGCCTTCATCTCGATGTCCACGCTTTCGACAATCGAGCCTCCGGCAGCAATAAGAGTGATTCCAAAGGTGGCCATATTAAAGGAAAAGGGTGTAGGTTGCCTCGGCGGTTGCAAAGTCGTCGTTGGTTTCGGAAACCTTTGAGCCGGTCAATTTTGCGCCAGAGAATGAACCTTCAGGTACGGCCAACAAATCGGCCTCGCCTTTGGTTTTGACGGTTGTAGTCGTCGTGCTGCGCGGCTTGGCCTGAGACACCACGGTCTGCCCCTCGGCGTCGCGGATCGTTGCAAGTTCAACAACAGCCTCTTGCGACGACTCTTGCAGGTAACCGCTTGGCGCGGTCACACTAAAGTTTACTGCTCCAAATGATACAGGCATAAGCGTTTATGGTTTAGGTCCGAATCCAATGACGTAAGGCATAGCGGTGCGCCAGTGCCGCTCCTCGCGCAAATTGTCAGTGCTCTGCGCCACTACGCCGTAAAGCTGCACTGCGTTGGACGTGATAACGATGTAACGCATGGCGAGGTCCACCGCCGCCGTAAACTCAGCGTGCTGCGCCCGCGTGTAATCGTCAGCCTGCGAAATGGCGTTGAGCGTCAACGTGCCACGTTGCAGCGGACTGCCGACGACAACGTCAGTCTGTAACTCCATAAGCACAGCGCGCGCCGGGATTGGTTGGTCGTCTTGCGGCTCGCCGACGTAAACACCGGGCAGAGCGGTTGCGAGCGCGGCTTGAATGGCGGCAGCGATAAGCCCGTCAGTCATCGCGTCACGTCCTCCAAGTAGATTTTCCAACTGATCGGATCCTCGTCCCAGCTGGTTATGCGGCGCTCGGTGCCGTTGACGCTGAGTTTTGCGCCATTCACAGGTTCTGGAAACCCCGCTTTCAGAAGTCGCACGAACCCAGCAAAATGCTGCTCAAAGCCGCCCATCGTCAGTAAATCAGATGTTTTTTCGGTCGCCACACAATCCACCGTAACGCCAGCGTATGTCACGCTGTCAGCCTGCATGTAGCCGAGCGCCTGGCTCATCGCGGATTCAGTGATGGCGGTCCACTCACTCATCAAATCAGCGCTGGCTCTGCCTTGCGCCTAGAAACCGGTTTTGGCGGCTCTGGTGCGGCTTTGTTGAGCTTCACGTTTTCCGGCGTGGGATTGACCACCAGATAGATCCGGCCAGCGCCGTTGTGCTGCTTGTAAAACCGCCGCGCCTCGTCTGGCGATCCGGTCGAGAAAATGATTTGCGGACCTGCGCCGAGGTCTTCAAGCACCAGTGAGATTTTCATGTGGGATATTCGGAAAAAGCCGGGACGCCCATTTACAGAGCGCCCCGGCTGTGGAGGGGTTTCAGCCGTTAGGGGGTTACGATGCGGACGCCCATGTTAGTACCTTTCGCGCAGCCATATATAACCGAGCAAGAAATGCACGTCTTTCCGCTTTCCCTTGAGTAGAAGCGCCTGAAAGTGACCGGAAGCCCGAGGTCGGGGACGATAACTTCAGCGATCTCAATAGAATCCTGCAACGCGGCCTCAGGGTTCACCCGGCGGGCGGCCATGATGAGCGCGCTGGAGTGCATTGCAAACCCGGCGAGGCTTTCGCCGTTGGCGTCGCACAAGTCGCTTTCGTAAACCTCAAAGCCAGACACCCGCGGGACGGTGTTGTTGGCTTTGAACTCGGTGATGGTCGGGATTTCAGCCGAGATGAACGTCTTCAGCACCGATCCGTAGTACGCAGGATTGAGGAGCAGCGCGCGCCCGAACTTCGGAGCCTTAGCCGAACTGGTCAGCTGCTGCGCCAAGTCGATCACGTCGGAGCGGTCAAAGTTGGCAGCGCTCGAAGAAAGCGCGGTCTGCGTGAAGTTGGCAGCGGTCACCAGATTCCAGATGTCCCCGAACACCTTAGCCCCAAGAGCCTGCACCATCGGGGCCAGAAACAAGCGCTCAAAATTGATGGACGACTGGAGGACCTCAATGTCCGTAAACCCGAGCGTAACGCCCTGGTGCTGGTCGAGAGTAATCGTGCGGGCAGTCGTGTCGCCAGCCACGGGAGCGTAGCCATCGGCGGTGATGTCCACGACGGAAGGGACCGTCGCGAAACGGGTTGTTACCGACTGCCCAGCGGACGCAACGTCCGTGGAGAAGTCAGTCGTGATGCCACGCAAAGGAGCGAAAGCGTTGGTGAGGAACGGCAGGGAGGCCTGCGCGATTTGTGCGAGAAAAACGCCGTTGAGAGCCATGGTATTGAATTAGTAGAGGTTAGGAGTGAAACTGCATTGCGGTTTTGTTGGCCGCGTAGAACGCATTTCGTTCCGCGAAGCCCAGAGTCATGTAGTGCGCCCAAAGCTCGTCGCGGGACTTTGGCGCGGTCGCGGCCTCCGGTTGGATGGCCACGGGAGGGACGCCGAGGTTGGCCACGATTGCGTTCGCCTTTGCCGCTGCGTCAGCCTCGGAGGCCTTCATGGCGTCGAGCGCTGCGGCCAGATCGCGGTTGTTGGCGTTGGCAAGGTCCAGAGCAGCGGAGAGTTCCGCGGCGCGGTTCTTGAGCGCATCAAATTGAGCCACCAGCGCCGAGTGCTCGGCGGTAAGTGCGTTAAGCGCCGAGAGGTCAGCCTGTGCGGCGGACAACGCTGCCAGCGCGTCGGTGAGGGTTGCCGGAGTGGACTCCATATGCCCTAAGGCACCGGGACAAGAAAAACCCCGCCGGGAGAGACAGCCCGACGGGGTAAAACAACGAACCCAATGAACAACTACGTGCCTACCATACGCAGAAGCTCAGAATATGCAAGCTCTTCTGTGCCGACTGCGTCAATGAGGTTACCCGCTTTTGCCCGCGGCGCCAGGTAAGCGGCCCCGGTCATGTACTCGTCGGCAACACGGCGGTTGCGCAGTACGTTGTCGCGGAACTGCGCGAAGCTGTCGTCCACCAGCTGCTGTAGGCTGGCGCGTTGCGCTGGCGTCAGCGACGGCCCCATGCCTGCGCCTTTGAGTGGCCCGGACGTGATCGGATCCCAACGCAGCCCCTCGGCCTCGTACGCTGCGGACTGATCCAGCCACGGGATAATCGTGCCGATAGAACCCCAAGTGCTGCCCACGGAGCCAATAACTTTGTCACAGCTCACCGCGATGTTGTACGCAGCCGAGCAGGCGGTGTCGTCGGAGTAAGCCACGATGGGAATCGTCAGCGCTTGGATCATGTCCACGACCTCAGAGCATCCAGTGCAGTTGCCCCCCGGCGAGTTGATCTCAAGCAGGATCCCGCGGCAGTTGGCCTCCACGGCCTCCTCGATGTCGTCGGCAATCCACTCGTAGTCCCACCCCCCGCAGCACGCCTCGATGGGCGAGATGCCCTTAGCGAGCGTGCCCTCGATGCAAATGTGCGCGATGCCCTGCCCGTCGATTTCCATTTCCTCGCGCTTGCTGGTCATGCCGTCGAGCATTTCATAGCCTTCGCCGTTGGCGCGCAGGATTCGGCCCTCCACCAGTTTGCGGACGGCAGCATAACCGCCGGGAGTGATAAGCCAAGGCCGATAAAAAACCTGTTCAATGACGCGCTGAAATTTCATTCGGTGGGTGCGGTTGTCGGCGGGTTGCCGTTGGGTGTGAGCAGGCCGAAAACATCGCGGGTCAGCCCCGAGCGTTCCACGCGGCGTCGGATCTCCAGTTCCTCGCGTTCGACCTCGTCCAAGTGCTCCTCCAGCGTTTTGCTACCGCTGGCGAGAATGTCCGTCATGCTGCGCATCCCTGCGCGGTACGCCTCGATGGCGTCGCGGTTGGCATATCCGCTGTCAGCGGTCAATCGCGCCGGTTCCGTAAACCGAAACTGATAAGCACCGCCGCGGTTAGCGTCAGCACCAGTATAGGGCGGCAAAATGCCAAGTTCGACAAAGCGCGCCACGGCAAATGCGCACCGCCTTTTGCAAAACGCCGAAAGGTAAGCATGTCGTTCGGAGGTCACGCGGTTCACCTGCTCCAAAATTATCCTGGCACTGGCACCGCCCAGTTTGGACATATCCCACCCAAACTCCGGCGGCCATTGCGCCGCCAGCAGCGCGTTGCGGATGAGTCGCTCCTGTAGCCTGTCCTGCGCCTCCGTTGGAATCTTGGCGTCCAGTTGTTGGATGGACTCGCCAGCGTTGGCGGTCAGGTACTCGATGCGCCCGCCTGCCATCGGCGTGATGCGCAGCCCCGGCGTGCACTGCGGGAGCGTCGTGTCGGTCAACGCGTTGTAGGCCTCGCCGGGATCGGCCATGCCTTGTTGGTTGGTGACAAGCAGCCCGATTTTTGCGGCCATGCGGGACGCCGCTTGGATGTCGTCGCCGAGATCTTTGAGGCTCAGCAGGTCGCGGATGGCAGGCGCAAACGCACTGATGCCGCGGACTTGGTCCACTTCCCGAGGGTCCATCGTGAGCATGCACGCCTGGACGGGAATGTCGCGGTCGTCGCTGCCGTCCTGCGCCTCGCCTAGCACGCGGTAAGCGATGGCCCTGTTGGTCTTGGACAGGATCACGCCGTTGTAAATGCGCAGCCCGCGGTATCGGCCCTCGGTCAGGACGCCGTCGTCGCCTCGGCTGCCGATTTGATGCCACGGCACCTGCTGAAGCTGCGGGTAGCCGTTGGCGGTCGTCGTCAGGATTGTGAGCAGATCGCCTTCGCGGTCAATGGCGGTTGATTCCAGTCGCAGCCCTTCCCACCAAGATTTTCCGTCAAGGTAGCAGATTTGAAACCAGTCGAGCAGTACGGACTCGGCAACCTTGCCCCACTCGCGGTCTGCGCCGGTGAAAATGGGTCGCATGGCCATCCCCACGGACAGCATGCTTTTTTGATCGATGGCGGCGTTGACCATTCCCACATTCCAATAGAGCTTGCGCGCCGCGGAGTTGACCGTGCGCCACTCGCCAACGGTCAGTTCGCGGCTGATGCTCTGGGTGTGATTCCTCCAGTACGGTTCGCCCCAAACGCCGCCTTCGATGAGTCGTTGCCTCCTGTACGCGTTATAATTAGCGCCCACCTTTGGTGCACCGAGGCCCACCAGCTTTTTGAATTTGTCGAGTAGGCTCATGTGAAAAACGCCTGCGTCCGGCGCACCGGCCCGTTAATGCCTGCGGCTTTGTAGTTGAGCGCCTGCTGCGCTAACATGATGACATCCAACGGCGAAAGCGTGCCGCCCACGTTGAACTGGAACGCAGCGCCGTCGATGGATGACGACACCAGCGTGCTTTTGCCTGCAGTGACTAAGTCAAACTTACTGGCGATGATGGCGCGAAGCTCGGCCACGTCGCGCGTGAGAAACACCTGCAAAAGAAGCCGTTGGTCGGGAGCCATCACCCTATGCACTAGGACAAGAAAAACCCCGGACACCGCACACGCGGGCCGGGGCTTCGTCGCTTGCACCATATCCGCACTTCCGGTTTGGTTATGGTTGAGCCTGTACCCTACTCTGCCGCTGGCTGCTCGTCAACCTCTGGCGCTGTGCTCACCATATCAGGCAGGATCCCAAGGATCTGCGCCGCCAGCACGTTCATCGCCTCGGCATCCCACATGTGGTTAGGTCGCCCCGTCGCCGTCCACCGCAGGCGCGTTTTCTTCGTCCTCTTGTCCACCGTCGCCCGCTTGCGCTCGGAGTTGAGATGCCGGACATACTCTGGGGGCGCGTCTTGCGGGAACTCCCACACCGGCGAGCCCGTGTTGCGGAGGTTGGCTAGGATGTCTTTGATCGGATCCGACGCCCAGTAGAAGAAGGTGACAAACACGCGTTTGCCGTGCTGGTCTTTGTACGTCGGAGCCACTACCCGATCCGGTGCGGAGTAGTATCGGCGAATGGGTTTGCCGTCGCTGCCCCGCACCGTAAAGGAATCCTCGGCGCGTCCTATTAACGCGGTCCAACCGTAGCGGGCGCAAGTGTCATAGATCCGTCCGTGGAAGGAGTTGCCAGCGTCGAGCAACGTGCGCTTGTCGGGCACCTTGAGCCTGGTCTGGATCTCGCGGAGCTGGTCCACGGTCAGGATCTTGCCCGCCCAGAGTAGGCGAGAATGCCCATCTTTGAGCCAAACGCGGCAGATGCCCCAGTAGTGATCTTGCTGGCAGTCCACCGTGAAAACGCGGGCGGCTTCGTTCTCCATCGGCCTGCCGTCCTGCCATTCATTCACGAAATACTCGGACGCCTCCAGTTCCAGCGCGGGCAGTTCCTCTTCCAGCTTCCAAGGTTCCGCGAGCCGCTGCATGCGGAAGTCTTTGGTCGGCTGCAACACCCCGAGATGCCGAGCGTCTGAAGCCTGGCACCATTGAATGACAAGATCGGCCCACCGGATCCAGTAAACAGACTGGGCCGATACGCGCCGGGAGCGGTAGCCCTCCACGTGGTCATTGCCCTCGGTGCGCCACTCGCTGCGCTGAGTCAGTGCACGCCTAGCTGCCGTCGTGTCTGGCGTAACGTGTCCGCAGTGCGGGCACTCATGCCGGACAGTTTTTACCAGCGCGCCCCAGTTCCATTCCCCGTTTTCGTTTTTGCACTCCTCATACTTGATGTCAGTCCACGCCGGTTTGACCCACTGACTGCACCCTGGGCAGGAGTGACACCACTGGAACTCCTCTCCAGATCTCCATTCCTCGGTCAGTTGATGCGGCTCCTCAAAGCTCTGGGAGGTCAGGAGCGCGTAGCCGTTCCAGCGGTCGTGCAACCGTTTTTTGAACTGAGTGATCAGGTCGCTGTACTGCCAGCATTCGTCAAGAAACAGCACCTGCACGGATTTTTCTTGGGCGTTGGAAGTGTTGGCACCGCCTAGCATCAGCGGCATATGAGCGAAATAAATGCCATCCTTCTTGGTGTGATGCCGGTTCGTCGGCATCAGTCCCCGAAGCGGTTCGCATGCGTTGAGCACCGGGAGCAACCTGGTTGCCATCCACTCAGCCGAGGTCGCGTCGGTCTGAGTAATCGAGAGCATCGGCCCAGGTTGTTGAGCAACTGCCCAGCAAACTAGCGCCTCCAGTGCCGTGCTCTTGCCCGCGCCGGTGCAGGCTTGGACAAATGTCTGTCGGCAGGAAGGGTCGGCAAAGTCGGCAAACACCGCGTTCCACCAAGGAGCGGTTTGCCGGTCAAAATGCGTAGAGCGGGAGCTGTGCGGGAAACGGACGTTGGCTTCCAACCAGTCCAGCGGGTTGCCGGTGTAGGCAAGGCGGACAGCGCGCGCTGCTGCCCTAAGGATGTGTGACGTGTCGCTCAAATGCGGTCCTAGCGTTTTGCTTAAGCAGCTCAATGCGGTTGCGCAGGCGGATAAGGATGTCGGCCTCGCCCAGTCCAGCAAGCTGCCCCGGCAGGTCGTTAACCATTGCATCCAGCTCTGCGCACCAAGTGCTAACCACCCGCACTGTCTCATCCACCACGCGCTCCACTGGGATCAAGCGCCCCTCGTCCTCGGCAATCTTGATGTCGAGGCGCTTGACCTCTCGCTCCAGCTTTTGCTTTTTGACGCCGTTGATGTCGCTAGGACTTGCCTGTTGCGCTTTGGAGTCGCGCCACTTTTGGATGCCTTCAATGGTTGTCCACGGGAGCCCAGCCTTTGCCATTGCCCGTTTCCACCGCAACACCCCCGGGCGGCTCAAACCAAAGTGCGCGGCAACCACCTCCAGCGTTAGGTCTGGCAGCGTGCCCGCCTCGTATGCGGCTACCATTGCTTGTTCGGACTTGGTGATGCGCTTGCCCGCCTTGAGCGCAGCGAGAATGTTTTTGACTTGGGCCTTAGTAACTTGTTCGGTAAGACTCATGGAACTTAAAATTGTGACGCTGCGTCGGATGATTGCTGCAAGTGATTGGTCATCAGCAATTAAGTTTGCTGCAAAGTTTCCTCGGCTTGGTCAGGCTCGAGACGCAATTTTGTCGGCAAAGGATGCCTTGCAAAACCCTGCGTTTTATCGGCAGTTGCGCCGTGATCCTGATGCGGTAATTGCTGCGGGAGTTGCTGCTCTGGTGCAGCAATACCAAGAGCGCGCTTAATTTGGTTGAGCGCGTTACGCTTGTCGTCGAGCGCGCGCGCCACTAACGGAGACTGCCAATCCAGCGCTGCCGCAATCTCTTGCGGATGGCTTAATTTTGCTGCCATCGCGTCTACATCTGCGGCGCATCGGATTACATATTGCGCGGGAATTTGGATTCCATATTTGTTCCATGTGTTAATGCTTTCACGTTGGAACAGAATTGGCACTCCGCACCACAAGGCTTCGTAATACCGATTTGCCGGGCAGTTGTAGTGCGCGTGCGTATAAGCGTCCTCCAAATACAAGCTTGCAGCAAATTGCCTAAGTGTTTCTTGCCCCGCAATCCAACTCATCCCTCGCGCGTACCTTGGCTCAATCCCGATACTCGCAAAGATCTTCATATTTTTTGGCGACGTGCTGAGCCAGCAATTGCGCCCAATATATTGCCCAAAATAACGGGACCGATCCTTGCGCCAGCGCCCGTAATAGATTGCTCCATACTTGCGAGTCTTAAGTGGATTAACACATGGCCTTGCAAGCAAAGCGTTTAGATTTACAAACACTTGCTGCTCGGCCTGTTTATTTTGCAGCGAATGTTCAAAATTGCGGAACACCCCGTATTTGCGGCCAGCGTAAAACAGAGGCGCAAAAGTGCTTTGCTCATACTCTCCGACCAGCCACCAGAGTTGTGCCTGAGGATTGCGCTTGAGAAAAGCCACTGACTCTGTGCGCTCGCACGAGGTAGAGCCAAAACCGCAAATAATTGCGTCAAAATAATCTGGTGCTTTTTTGAGCCCAGCCGCGTCCACGTATAGCGGCGCGTTTAATTCTTTAGCGAGCACTATCATGTTCCGATAAGCCACCGTTAGGCTTCCCTCGGGGTCACGAGTGCCTTGCCTCGCATCCAGCAACGCAACCTTCATAGCTTTGCCAGCTTGCGCAAATCGGCCCATTTAATCTTGCGCCCACCTAAAATTGACTCTGCTTCTGTGCGCTCATCCCAATCCTTGCACACGATTTGCAAGCAACATTCTTCCTTGATTTCATTAACTTCATCTAGCGCAACGGGGCCTTGATCTGCGCCAGGTGCGTCAAACCCAGTAAGATCCAAATCAAAATCGGCCTCCCTCAAATCTGCCAACTCAACCCCGAGCATCTCGTCATCCCAGCCTCCACCAAGTTCGGCCAGCCGGTTATCGGCCAGTATATACGCGCGCCGCTGCGTCTCTGTCAGGTGATCCAGCCGCAAACACGGCACCGACTCAAGCCCCAGTTTGCGGGCGGCCAACACGCGACCATGCCCGGCAATAATGCCGTTTTCTTTGTCCACCAGCACCGGGTTGTTGAAACCAAACTCGCGGATGCTGGCGGCTAGTTGCGCGATCTGCTCGTCAGAGTGTTTGCGAGCGTTGCGCGCGTAGGGAATGAGCGCCTCTACTGGTATGGATTCAAGCTTTTTAGCAGCCATGTTAGGCAAAATATGCCTGTTTGGTCTGTTAACAAGGCACTTTTTGCCGATTGCACAAAAAAAGGGCACGCGTCCGGCTCTGCACCCCGATCAAAAGCCCCTCAAAGAGATTCCTTTAGGGGGGAGGGGTCGCCCTACGCGCCCTCAATCGCCTTGCGCGCCGCCTTGACCGCCTCGCCAATTGCCTGCCTGCTCACCCCCAGCACGTGCGCGTTGTCCGCAGCGCTATCGTACCCTGTCAAATGCCCCAGCCCGTACGCCCATGCCATCCCAGCTAGGCGCACCGATACCCTACCGTCGTTATGCCCACCCAGCAGGTGCGACAGGATCCGTACCAATGCAACACCCCCCGCAGTCTGCGCCAGCTGCCGCGCCCGTCGAGCGTGCCACGCCCACACCTCATCCACTTGGTCCTCCGTCAGTCCCAGGTCGAGCAGCTCCTCTTGCGTCTGCGGCGTTAGGTCGTCGGTCATTAAAGTGTGCCGGTCTCTCCCGGCTGTCGCACCACTTTTGCCCCAACAAGGTCAGAGCCGCAGGTGTCGCGGAAGTAATGGCTCGCCGGTTTGAGCCATCAGGCTTGGCAAGCTCTGTCTCTGTCAGTGATGCACACTAGGCTCAACGTCGTCAAGGTCAGCCTGCGTCCAGCCTTCACGTCGCATCTGGGTTTCCAGTGCCTCAACCCGGCGCAATGCGGTCCTTAACTGCCGTTGAGTCTCGGCAATTTTTGCGCCGAGAATGTCCAGAGCAATTTCGTGGTGGAATCTTTCTTCAGGTTTCAGGCTCATTTGAGTGCCTCCTCTGCTATTTTGCTCAACCAAGTTGGCGGGCCACCTAGCTGCACCCACTCGTTGTCGCGGATACGCTCGAGCGCAAACTGGAGCATTTCAATGCGCTTCTCCGCGTCTTTAAGATCCAGCTTGAGCGTCTCAATGATTGACTCGGCAATGTCGGGATCACGCCGGTATTTTTCGCGCCAAGTCATTCCCCCTCCTCCCATTTACCCAGCGTGCGCAAAAACGCCTCTGCGCGTTGGCGTGCTGTTGCTAGTGCGGCCTCGTATGTTGTTTCAGACAAAAAGGCAATGTAATCGAGCAATTGCGTAGAGGTCAGCAGCTTTTCCGCATCTGCCATTGCGTTGCGGTCTGCGCAGTAAGGTAAAACCTCCATCATGTTCTCAATCCTGCCATCTTGTCCCGTGCGGCCCCAAAGCCACGGATCCCCGTCCGTTTCTTCAAACGATTTCCATCCGCACGCTTTAGCGATTGCTATGTTGATTTGTTTGTCAGTCATTTCACACCTCCTGCTAACTTGGCGGTCAATTCCTCGAGCGGAATGCCAGTCTCCCGGCTCACCAGCACCCGCGCCCATGCCTCACCGTCTGCCCGGACGTACCAACGCCTGTACGGCAGGTAGTCCGCAGTGACCTCGTACTCGCTTTCCCAGCGCTTCTCCGCTGTGGTCATATTGCTCATAAATAAAAACGCCTGCTAGACACCTCCCTGCGCAGCCACGGCCAATTTGCGCTCCCACTGTTCAACGGCCTTTAGGAAATGCGGCCACTGCTCGTTTGAAATCATTCGGGCAACGCCGTCGGTGGTCATTGTTGCGTTCCGGTGGCGAATTGCTCCGTCGATCAATCTCTGTGCCTCGGTAATAAGCGCGGCGTGAGTCGGTGCCAGTGCGCACGCCAGGCACGGACGGGCAGCGAGTTCGGTAAGTTCGCCTTGCAGTTTGGTGATTTCAGTTCGTGCCCCTACAAGTTCGATTTCAATTTTGTGGGCTTCAACGCCAAGGTCGTTGAATTGCGATTGGAGGCGGTCCACCTCGGCGGCGAGGTCGGTTTTGGTGATGTCTGCCAAGTTCGTCGTCATGGGTTATTGTCGGTTGGTTGTCGGGAAAACTTTAGAGGCTGTTGCGAAAGGCTGCGAGCCGCCTGCCTTCCTCGATTTGCTCGAGAGTCAATTTCACCTCGAGCATCACTCCGTTTTCTCGGGGGCCACCGCCGCCCCCCAAGGGCGGGCGAGTGGACTCCTCTTCTTTCCTCTCTACTACACCCGCTGCCGCTTGAGGCGGCGCGGTGTAGTTGTTCTTTGTTCTTTTCTTGCGACCCTCTGAGGGTTTCACGTCGTGACCCTGTGAGGGTTTCACGTGCTCACCCTGTGAGGGTCTGCCGTGACCCTGTGAGGGTTGGCAAATCGAGGCCAAAAAAAAGGCGTTCCGGGTTGCTCTTTTGGCTCCGTTCGAGCCCGAAAAGATGCGGATCAAACCCGCTTCTTGCAACTCTGGCAAGCACCTCGCGACCGTGTTTTTTGCGCACCCAACGTGGTCGGCCAACTGCTCGTAGGACGCCGGGAAGCGCCTCTTTTGGTCGAGTCCTGCCGCGCTTTGAAAGTGGGTCAGCGCGCAGTAAAGCGCGTAGGCGTTGATCCCGATTTGACCCGCTCGGGCGGCTGCATCGCGTGACTGCCACGCCCAGGGGCCCTCGTCTTTTGGTGTTTCGCTTCGTGGTTTCATCGTCTCTTTTTGGGTTCGCTGTCATCAAAAACTGGCTTGTGACACTGGAGCCAAACCATGCCCTGGCGCTCCTGTTCGCGGCTGTGCTGGATCCAGATCCGGGACGCAGGTTCGGTCCCGTCGGCGGTTCGCAGTCCCGCCCTGGTTCGCCGCTTCGTCATAGTCAGCGAGCACGTCGGCGGGTCGCCGTCTGGCGCCTCAACCCGCTGCATTGTCGCCACCTCTCGCGCCCAGTTTGTCAGTGCGCTCGATCCAAAGCCGGAATAAGCGAGGTCGGAGTCTGTGCGCGCGCCGTTCTCCTTGGGTTTTGGAAGGTGATGAATCAGACACATGACGCAGCCCGACTTGGCGCTGATGCGGTTTAGGCTGTTGCAAAATGCGGTCACCACTGCTTGGTCGCTCAAGTCGTCGCCCACGTAACACATCAGCGGGTCGATCCAGACTAGGTCAGGCTCATGCCGGATCACCAGCGCCTCGAGCACCCGCAAAAACTCAGCCCCGGCGTGCAGGTTGTCCCGGTAAAAAATCAGGTTTTGCCCAAGCATTACGCGGTCCTCCTGTGTCAAAAGCGCCTGCCCGGCCTTGTTGCGAGCAAACTTGCAGACGACCGATTGCAGTATCTGCGCCTGATCACCGATGTCATTTTCGGCCTGCACAATCAGGCTTTTAAGCGGCTTGATGGCTTTCATCCCAAACGTGCAGACAGCGCCGAAAACGTGTGTTGGGTCGAGCGCCCAGCCAATGGCAAGCTGCATAGTCAGCGAGCTTTTGCCGATCCCGCTTTGGGCGTTAAGCAGCAGGCTGCCCCCCTTACAAAGCCAGCGATCCCCGATTACAGTGTTCGGGTCGTGTTTGGTGTCGTAGGCCAGCAATGCCTCAAAATCCGTCTGGACAATGTCGCCCAGCCCATGGGCTGCGCTGGCAACCGCAACCGCCTCACCCAGCCCCGTCACAACGTCACCAACTGCCTGCCCGTTGCTGATGGCGTCGAGCGCCCGCGCAAGGTTAGCCTGCAACGCCCTTTTGCTCGCAGTTTCCCGGATCAGTTGGCACCAGTTGCCAAGTGGAGCAAAAGATTCTGGCCCGATCAGGTCGGACATCGTGCTCGCCGGGATGCCACGCTCGGCCAGTCGCCGAAAAACGGTAATGCTGTCTAGCGTTGTCCCAGTGTCTGCCAGTTGCAGCGCACCCGCCAAAATGTCGCCCAGTTGCGGGTTGCCAAAATCCCCGGCACGGAGCCCGCAAGCTCGGATCGTCTCAAGCGCCCTGGTTGGGTCAAACAACAGGCAGCCCAGCACCGCCCGCTCAGCCTGCTCGGCTTGCGGAATGATAATGTGGCGCACGGTCAGAGCGCCTCTTGAAATACTCGCATCGCCCGCTGCTCTGCCGTCAGCGGGTCAGCTTCCAGCTTGGCTTCAAAGATTGCCGCAGCCTTGGCAAGCAGCATCGTTTCCATCCTGCCAGCGTCAAGCGACGGCTGCCCCGTGCGCCTAAAAACTCGCTCCACCTTTTCCAATTCGCCCGCAATTCGCTCCGCTTCCTGTCTCTCTTTTTTGTTCATCGGTCGTCTCTGTAAAATTGTGCGCGTTACTCGGATGCGCGCCCCCCGAATCATCAGTTTAGAACGGGATCTCGTCTGGCGCGAGATCGTCGGATGCTCCCGCGCTCAACGGAAGCCAGCGCTTGATTTCCAAATACGGCTTACCGGTTTTCTCGTTTACCCGGTCACCGTGGCCCAGTTCGACTTTGGCGAGCTTGTCAACGCACTCGTCGGCTTCAATGGTCAGCGTCTTTCCTTCGACCACCTTTTTCCCAATGGCGACGCCAAAGTCGGCGACGTTGCGGGCGTTTTTGGCCGTAAAGACTACCCACGCGGAGAACGTAAGCGCTCCGACTTTCACCTTGAGTTTCAGCATTTCGTTGCCTGCGCCGGAAACCGCCTCAACGGCGTCCTCAATGCGGGCAAGATGGATTCCCGGTTCAAGCATGGTGGACTCTGTGTTTTCTATTTTTAGTGATGGCATATGTTTTAGATGGAAAAGGCTGCAAAGAATCGTTCGGGAAATGCTACGGCCTGAGTGGCAATGTCGGCGGGAATGTCAAGGTACGTCTCGCCCGGCTTGATCCAACCGCGTTTTAGTGCTCCTGCCGTGATTTTTTCACGTTGAGCGTCTGACTTGTCTGCGAGCAACCGCTGCATCGGGTTGATCCGCTCGATGGCCTCAGGCAACGGCTGCGAGGTTGCCTCAATCGCGAGCGGTTCGGGTTCGGTCTGCACCTGAACCGGCGCAAACTCTGTCACCTCCTCCGGCGCGTAGCACCCCGACAACACTGCCGGGAAGATGCCGCGCACGGCTTCGGAGATGCACCTTGCCTTGAGCATTTGCCTTGGAAATTTCTTCCAAGTCGGGTTGCCCGTCAGCCCTGCGCGTTCTGCGTCTTTAATCGTCCAAGACACTTTGAGCGTCCCGCCCTGCGGATGCGAGAACGTGCCAGAGACGGATTCATGCGTGTACTCATGCCACTCTACCTTGCCACCAGCCTGCTGGAATCGTGCCAGCATGGCTTCGGACTTAAGCGACGGCTTGCCGTTGATTATGTGGTAATCGCGAGCGGCTTCGGCTGGATGCCTGCCTTCGGCTTGGCAGAGCAGGCCCAGCGCAAGAGCCTGCGCCGGGGTCTGAATGCCGAATAGTTTGGACTCGGCAATGGCCTGCGCCATTAACTTAGTTTGATCGAATGGAATAAGTTGCATGTTGTTCATTTGTTGTTTGTTAGCGTGCGCCCCGCTTCGAGAATTAACAAAGCGTCAGCGGTTTTCAGTGTAACTGAAAGTTTTGGGTAGAGGGCTTGAGCGCGTCCTTTGAGGTGTGCTTTCCAACGTGCCCCGTGGGTTTTTTTATCGCCAAGTCCGAGAGCCTGCTGCCACTTCTTGGGCGGCAAATACTCAATCCGGGCACCGTAAGCGGCTAGAAATGCCTCAATGCGCCCGTAATTGCGAAACATAGTTGCCATGCTTGATCCACTCATTTTGCCCGCAAACTTCGGCAATTCCTCCAAAAACACAGTTGGCTCTGCTGCAACTGGCCTGCCTTTGCAAAACCCTCCGTAGTCGTCATATTGCGTGCACAAGATTGAAATCTGCTCTTGCAAATCATGTAGCGTGCTAGGCATCGGCAATGCATGTACGCTGCCGTCGGTGTCAATGTAAGCGATGCCGCCGCCCACGCCTGGGTCGATTGCAATGTAGTTTTGCGTGCTCATTAGCTCAGTCGCATCGGCATCAGAGCATAAAGGTACGCGCCCCCGTCGCGCACCACCGTTGCCTCGGTGCCGCCTTGGCCGAGGTCGATAAACAACTCTTCGCGTTTCAGCGACTCAAACGGCAGCCGCAGGTAATCCGGGTTGAACGCAACCTCGTACTTGTCGCCGTCGTACTGGCAGCCCAGTTTTTCCGACGCCTCGCCCACGTCCGCAGCCCGAGCCGACAGGGTCACCTCGCCCCGCTCGAACGTCAACCGCACGCTGTCAGCCCCGAGCATCGCCACCCGATTGAGCGCTGACAAAAACTCAGCGCGTGGAACAACTGCGCTATTGTCAAACGTCGCCGGGATCACCTTGTCCACCTGCGGATAAGCGCCCTCTATGCGCCGCGTGGTAAACGCCAGCGCAGGCTGCTCTACGGTCGCGACGGTCACGTTAACCTCGTCAATCTCGATGTCCACCGTGGCGCTTTTGCGTTTGAGGCTGCACAACCAGTCCACCGCCTGCCGGTTGATCGGCGTGCGGATGTTGCCGCTGTTGCTGGCGTTGAGCGTCTCTCGGACCACACGCCGCCCGTCCGATGCGGTCAACCGGATCATGTTGGGCCCCACGGACTCCAGCAGCGTCGAGCAGATAATCCACCGCGCCTCGTCGTCGCTCATCGCTGGCGCACAACGCCGCAGCACGCCCTGTAGCGCGTCGAGGTCCACGCTGGTCACGGTCATGTCTGCGGCAGCCTGGTGCACAATCGGAAATTCTGCGGCGTCGAGCCCCACCAGTTTAATCCGAGACGCGCTTGCGGTAATGGATGCCGTGTGTTTGCCGTCTGCCTCGATAGTCACCAGTCCCGCCGGAAGCGTGGCAACTATGGCGGCCAGCTTGCGCGCCGGAAGCCCCAGTCGTCCTGGCATATCAATCGTCCCCGGCACGGACTCGGTCAAGGATTCGGACAGGTTGTTACTGAGCAGCGTCAGCGTGTTGCGCTCGGCGACGAACAGGACGTTGCTTGTCACCGGCAGTTGCCCGCCGCAGATACGGCGAGCGCGTTCGAGCGCTGTCGACAGGTCGTTTTGTTGGATGTGTATTTTCATTTTGACTGTACCAAAGGTTGCTGCCCGACTTTGCGGCCCACAATTTCGTCCGGCATCACCGCCCCCGCGGCGCTCCACAGTGCTGCGGCTTTCTTGGCAGACAGCGCACCACCGGCAAGGATCGCGTCGTCTGCGCCGATCACCCCGTTGCGGACTGCCTGGGCGACAAACTCAGCCTCGACGTACTCGGTGACGCGGGCTTTCTGCAGCCGCCAGCCCGGCACGGTGTGCCCAGCTTCGAGTAACTCGCGCGCCTTCGCCTTGGCGGCCTCCTTGAAGTCCTCCAGCGTCGCGCACTGTGCAAGGAAGCGCCCGAGTCGCACGGGGTCGTTGAGTAACGTCAAGAACCCGTCGTTGTCTGGCGTTAGCTCAGCCTGCACCGGCACTAGTGCGCCAGTCATGCTCTGGACGCGAGCCCCACAGGTCAGGCTCTTTGCGCACCAGCCGCAATAGTCGTTTTCCTTTGGAGGCGTCCCCACGTTGGCAATGACGCTGCGCACCAGCTCCGACGCGCTGGCGTAGGTCCAGCGGTGCGTGACAACCTGGCGCTGGTCGCAGAACAGCAAATGCGAGGTCCACTCCTGCTCGAAATGCTGTTGCATCAGCCCCAGCGCATAAGCTGCCATCTGCGCAGCGTAGTCGTATATCTGCCCGCTCTTGAGGTCAACGAGCCACCGGCCTTTGACAGCTACGCCGTCAGCTGTCCCACAATGCTCGAACCCACCAGTCAAAATGCGGCAGCGCTTTTCTTCGGTGGTTAGCCCGTCAGGTCCACCGCCAAGCCTGGCGCACTGGCTGACAGCCCACTGGATGGCCTGCACGTCCTCCTCGGGTACGTCGCGGTCAAGAAACTCCCCACGCTCCCAGGCGTGTCGAAACATGGCGTCGAGTCGGGTCCCGCGCTCGGCTGCCGGACTGGTGCCAGAAGCGCCCTCGTATTGCCCGCAGAGTGCGAGCTTGGGCAATGCTGAATGTCGGATGTTCATTTCGTTTTGTTCTTGTTGCTGCTTGAAAGCTAAATATGGCAACGATGAAAATGTGACGTTCATCGGTTGTTTTTCTCGCGCTCCCTGCGCGTTTTCTGGATTTGCCTAAAAAAGATACGCTGGCACTTTTGCCCGCAGGTCATAATTTGCTTGCCGCCGCCAAACCGCAGCGGGTGCGGTTGCTGGCAGATAACGCACGGCACCATTGGGCGTTTTCTGGCGCGTTCTTGCGCCTGTATGCTGGCCACTTTTGCCTTGCAAGCATTGCTGCAAAGCACCTGTTTTTTGCAGTTCCGCTGGAACGATTTGCCGCAACCCTTACACTCAACGGCAGGCAGTCGGCAGGACAAACACGTCGTCATGATCGAGCTTCGGCCCCGCTGCGACATGTTGCCGCATGTGTCGCAGCGAAAATGGACGTTGCTCGGCCTGTCCGCGCGCAGCTCAGGCAGGACCTCGTCCATGACCGTCGGACGTTGCACAAGCCCTGCGCGTATACCCGCGGCCACCAGCTGCGCCGCCTCGGCCAGGATGCCGAGGTGCTCACTGGCTGCGTCGTCAGAGTCGAGCGTCGCCAGCATGTCGTTACCGCCCCGAGTGCGCGCCGGTCGGCACCACATGGGCTTGCCGTTCATCAAAAACGTGCTCATGCGTAGCGAGCGAGTACCCAGCAGTTGATGATTGCCAGCGCGGCAAACGTGGT